TCGGGTAGAGATAATGAGGTTGACGCTACACGTTTATCTCGTAAATATGTGGATTCTATGAATCTGGATTTCGGTCCTAATTTAGCTCCGATGAAATTAGTGTATGATACAGCTGTTAAGACTCTCGTACCAGAGAGATTGATATCACATCCAATATTTTTACCTTCTACTGCATCTTTGATACGCTATGGATCATTTCAAAATAGTGGTTCTAGAGTGAAATCTCATGTTGTGCGATCAGAAATGGCACCAGCATTTGAGAAATTAGGTTATAAACAATTAAAAGATGCTCCACCAATGAATAATTGGCGTATATTTAGGAAGAATCTAATAGAAATGACTGATAAAGAATGTGTAGTTGATTTAGATTTTCTAAATCAATGTAAGAATGCGTATATTGAACACATATCGCAGATACCACAATCAGAATACGATGATGTGCGAATAATTGATGATCTAGTTAACATAAATGGTATGCCTGGAGTGGATTATATAGACAAAATAAATCGTAATACTTCAGCTGGCTTTCCTTGGTGTAAATCTAAAAAGCAATTTTTAATTCCTTATTCCACTGAATTGCACCCTGATGGTGTTATTTATAATTCTGAAATTATGAAAGAGATAGAGCGTATTGACTATACTGCTCGTTCTGGATGTATGACACATCATATATTTAATACATCTCAAAAAGATGAACCTTTATCTTATGAGAAAATAGCTAAATACGGAACACGATTATTTATGGGGTGTCCAGCTGCACCAGTGCATGTATCAAGAAAATATTTTCTTGGTCCTATAAGATTTTTCCAAAGAAATAGACAAATTTGTTGTATGGCTGTAGGTGTTGTAGCTCAAAGCTCTCAATGGGGAGACTTAGCTGACACTTTTAGGTGGAAAGACCGTATGATAGCTGGTGATTATTCAAAATTTGACAAAAAACAACAGGTATGCATGCTCCATGCCGCCTTTGATATAATAGAATATGTTGTTCGGCGAAGTAGAAATTATTCCGATGTTGATATACAAGCTATGATGGCATTACGTTGTGATATTATATATGCATTGGTTCATTTTGATGGTGATCTTATTGCATTTTTTGGAGTGTTGCCAAGTGGGGTTGTGTTAACAGTTATTTTAAATTGTTTATGTAATATTATGGATATAATGTATGCGTACATCTCGGCACACCCACAACATCAGATAATTAAATTTTTTAGAGATGTGAAACCAGTATCATATGGAGATGATAATGCCATGTCCATAAATCCTAAGTGCACATTTTTCAATCATACTGTGATTCAGCGTGAATTGAAGAAAATTAATATTGATTATACGATGGCAGAAAAGGGTGCTGCGTCCAAACCTTTTATAACATTAGATGAGACAACTTTTTTGAAACGACGTTTTGTATACAATGATGAATTACAGTTGTGGATGGCTCCCTTGGAGGAGGATAATATTGTTGGATCGCTAATGGTATGGGTTATGTCAAAAAATCTTACACCACGTGAACAAGCTTATGCTACAATGCAAAACTCAATAAGAGAATTTTTTTTTCATGGACGGGAGAAATATGAGGAGATGCGTGTGATGTATGAAGGAGTTTATAAGAATACATATTTTACTGATATACATTTCCCTACTTTTGATCAAATCTTAGAGGATTTCCATTTGAATGATGATCGTAGGAAAAAGATAGCTCAAGGTTCACTTGAGAGATCTAAAATTGATGCTTACTTTACGAAATATCCCATACGTGCTAATTATAGGAACAATTATCCAATTGCTCCATTGATAGCTACTTCCATACCCCAAACGAGCGCATTTAATATGCCCTCACGAAAATTAATAGATAATATTGTATCTGGATTAAAATGTGATGATTATGTAGCGTCTGAGATTGTTAATTATGCGTTTGGCATCTGTAAATGTTGTGATCGGATTCGTGGGAAGGGCCTTCTTTGTTGGTCCCATCATGTTAAGATGACACAACATTTTATGTTTAAACTTCATTTACCAAATAGGGTAATGTGTGAAGCTTGTGGAAGATATTTTCATGCTAGTCATGATATAGTACCGCGTGGATTGTGTCCATCTTGTTATTGCAAATTAGTTTGTGATATATGTACTTGTGAAAATCTTTGTGATTTTCATGCAAGTTTTAATCAGTCCTATATATTCACACATATGGTTCAACATTTTATACTACAAAATATTTTTGAAGAAACATCAGATGTCTATGACATTAATAAAATGAATTACTTTCGTAATCATTTCCGCCTTTTGGGGTGGGAACCTGCACCATTTGAGGAATCAGATGATGAGGATGAAGTAGTTATATTAGAACCTTTACATTTATAGGTAGGTTCCGACCGGTGGTGCTGTGTTGGTGTAGGTACTTAGGTCGTTAAACTAATTCACCCGATGTGTGTAGTTACTGGAGTGTTATGCTAATATACAGTCAGCGTGGATACACATCGTAACTAGTTGTATTTGGCGCACTAGCGCAGTTAGCGTATAGATTAAGGAAATTAATGTGGTTCCTTGATTTTAAAATCACATTTCACAATCAGTAAGTACAGAAGTTAATGAATTTGCAACAGTTAAAGAATCTGCTGTGCAAGAAACAACTAGTTTTCTCGCTGAAAACAAAGGTTATGAATTAAATCTAACCGAACAAATCCCGCCTCCGTTGACGGGTGATTCCGTAGATGCTATGCATCTCAAGGATTTTTTACAACGTCCTGTTAAAATTTCGAGTTTTACGTGGGCGGAAACTGATAACGTCGGAACGGTTACGACGATAGAACCATGGTATCTATTCTTTAATGATTCGCGTATTAAGAGTAAGTTAAATAACTTTGCTTTTATACAGTGTTCTCTTAAAATAAAGATAGTGATAAATGCCTCACCATTTTATTATGGAGCAATGATGGCATCGTATCATCCATTAAAGAATTTCTCTGGATACACTTCAGCCACTATACCTATTGGGAATTCGAATGAACATTTGATGTTATATTCACAACGGCCCCATGTGTGGATTTTTCCACAAGGTAATCAAGGTGCTGACATGGCTCTTCCTTATTTAAATTTTAGAAATTGGACACGAGTAGCTCTCATACAAGATTTTAAGGATCTTGGGGAGATAAATTTTATAAATTATACTGCTCTTCAATCAGCTAATGCTACAACGGGAACAGGTGTTACCGTTACAATTTTTGCATGGGCTGAAGATGTTGAATTATCTGGTGCTACACTAGGTCTTGCTTTAGCACAATCAGGAGATGAGTATGTTGGAGTTGTTTCTCAACCCTCTTCACTAATCTCTCGTGCAGCAGGAACACTTAGTAATTTGCCCATTATTGGGCCTTTTGCTAGAGCGACCTCAATTGGTGCAGGAGCGATTGCTTCAATTGCACATATATTTGGTTTTACCAATGTACCTAATATTGGACCAGTTCATGCTTTTCAACCTCGTCCTTTTCATAATTTTGCTGATACTAGTATATCTTATCCTATTGATAAGTTAACTCTTGATGCAAAGAATGAATTATCAGTTTCACAAAAAGTGGCTGGTAGTATTGACCTCGGCGATCCTTTGATTATAGATCAATTTATACAACGTGAATCTTTTCTATGTCAGACATCGTGGGACAGTACTATCGTACCTGATGATATCATTTTCTCAACAACTGTAACTCCAGCTTTGTGTAGTGTGGATTCCCATACCACACCACAAGCTTATAGCACTCCCATGTCTTATGTAGCAGCAATGTTTCAACAATGGCGTGGTGATATTATATTTAGATTTAGAGTTATAGCTTCTCCCTTTCATAAAGGGCGTTTTCGTATCTGTTATGATCCATACGGTTACTCAGGAGAGAATGTTATCTCTGACTCGAGCTCATATTCGGGTTGCTTTAATCAGATAGTAGATATTGGTAAAGATACTAATATTGAATTTAGAGTACCATATAGTCAAGCGACTTCATTCCAAAATCTACAGACTTTTGGTGTTCAAACCTGGTCAACAAGTAAGACACCTTCTTTCTTATATGATCCGTCTAAAGATAATGGAACTATTGTTTTGCGTGCTGTAACGGCTTTATCTGGGCCAACAGCAACCCCAGCGATACAGATTTTAATATCTGTTCGTAGTGCTAACGTTGAATTTGCTAATCCTGGTTTTTATCCGGCTGATAGTGGGTTATTCTCACCTTTAGCTGCACAAGGCTCAGTTGAATATGATGATGTAGGTGAAGATATTGTGGCAGGGCCACCGTCTCACACGCATATTGATACTTATAATATTTATTATGGTGAGAGAATTGTATCTCTACGTCAAATTCTGAAAAGAATGTGTCAAATTTGGGCTATTGATCAACGTGAAACATATCATGCTCGAGGGTATACGGCTTTAACTATTTACCGTGTACCTCCCACTTATGGATATGATGCTAATGGTTTGTATACATATGCATCTATTCTTGCAGGCGCTAATGCGGCATTTAATAGTACACCTTTAAACCCCATTACTTGGTTAACACCATGTTTTGTTGGGCAAAGAGGCAGCATTAATTATGCTGTGAATTCTACTCCGTATAGTGGAACTCCAAGAGCTGAAATTTCAGTTCATAGAGTATCGTCTGTTTCCGTCGCAAATAATGTTATTGCTAATGATGGAACAGATCCTGCTAGCTATGCTAAAACATCTGAATTTAAATTATACACATATAGTAAGCAGGGGACCAATGGGTCTTCTCTGCAAACGGGTCAAACCAATCAAGGTTTTGAGTTCGCTGTGCCTAATATGGCACAATATAAATTTCAGACAACCAATCCTTTAAACGCAACCAATCATTCTACGAGTGATGGATCAGATAAAGATTGTGTTAAGTTGCAGGTAGCTATGGTTGCGAGTGGGACAGGCGTAATAGAAGTTTACGCAGGTGCGGGTGCTGATTTTAACCTTATATTCTTTCTGAATTGTCCAGTTATATACAAGTACCAGTCACGTCCAGCAGCAACATAAATAGTATTAAACGTTAAGGTTTTGATGGTTAAAAACTTACCTGATAGGGTATAAAATCCCAGCTACTTAGGTGTAGCAATGAAAAATTCACACGGGTGATGTGTGAGTTCTCGTATTAGAAACCAATTTTTGGTAGACTTCGGTAGCATAATAGAATTGCACTGTCGTTATTGGCATATAATTGGGCGAGTTTGTTCTTCAGGGGACCGAGATGTCACAAGAAACTTATTTTATTAAGATGATTAGTTTTTCAACTCGGTTCTCCGAGGGAATTTTTAATTGCTACACCTAAGTAGCTGGGATTTTATACCC